CGACGATAAAAAGAATCTCGTACATTAAAATCCATAAATTGTTGAGCAAAAGGAGATTCAAGATTGACTACCATCAAATTGTCATCAGACATGCAAAAGAAACGAAAATGATTGTCCATCTCTGAAACAGGCAATCCAGTTACAGTCGTGAACATGTCAATAATTGTCATAACATGACGAACATTGTTCATTTCAGTCGTAACACCATTGCCGGATGGATTTTGAGTGTTGAGATAATAAATCACACCATCTGGGCCTATTAAAAACTGATTACACATCATCGACCGAACAGCCTCAGCACGGGGTTGATACTCTTTAAAGTCATCCGGATGAATGAATGACTCAGCAACGTCAAAAAACACTTGTTTAGAAAAGTATTTCATCGTCTTATCGTACTTGTAACAATCAGACTTTAAAATACGAAAGCGTTTATAATAGCCAATAAGGCGACGTGCAAAAGCATCAGCACCCCCGCCGAAAGGGTTATAACCCTTCATGAACGGTGATTCTGGGTTTTCAGTGAAGGAGATACGTTTTGAAAAATCTCCAAATAGGCGTAGAGTACGTGCAAGTGAAAGCACATCCTCTACAACAAAGATGCGACCCTTATGCTCTTTGCATTTTCGTAATTTAAGCATTTCTTGCTTGACCTTGATGGTAAAAGGAAATTGAACATTGCATTGATGACCTATATGCCAAAACTTGATGAAATCAGCTGGTCGTTCTGAAATAACCTCTCCTTTGGTTTTAAAATTATAAAATGCTCCTGCTACAGATGGCATATTGAAATTTAACTCATGCCAATCAAGCAAACGACACTGTTGATAAGCGCGTGGAAATTTGTAGCGGAACCATGTTAAGACATTTTTAAGAAGAAGGTTGTCAAAAGGTTCAGAAAAAGGGTCATGGTCCATATCAATTAGAGCATTATGGACGGTTTGATAAGATCCTCGATGCCAAACAAAACTTTCATCATCACCTATTTGTGGGTAGGAACCATCACGCAAGAACGATTGAGCAGCATCGAAGAATTGTGATGGTTCTATTAGATACGAGTTTTTATTGAAACGTGGTCCTCGCCATGAATATTTGTTACCAACTCTGC